CTAGTTTAGTTTTACCTGGTGACTTTGCATTTCAAACTGTTAGTAATGGTAGTATGGTTCCTGATGATCCGGGAGTGATTAACGGTAGAAGACAAGCAGTAGCAAGATTAGGGAGTGTAACAATTAGTATATCATGACGTACGCTGAATTAGTTCAAAAGATTAGAGATTATACAGAAGTATCAAGCACAGTTTTAACTGATGCTATTGTAAATGATTTTATAGACGATGCTGAGTTTAGAATTTTAAGAGATGTAGATTCTGATAATAACCGAAGATATGCAACAGCTGCATTAGCTAGCGGAACTAGATTTATTCAAACTCCGGATAATACTTTAGTAATTAGATCTGCTCAGATTGTAGATTCTGACGGAGTAGGTCAAGCCAACAATAGAGATTTTTTACAGTGGAGAGATACAAGTTTTATGTCAGAATTTAACCCTGCCGAGTCTACTGGGGTTCCAAAATATTATAGCTGGTGGGATAAAAACCACATTGTATTTGCGCCTACGCCAAATGCTAATTATACAATTCAGTTAAATTATATCTTGAAAGATCCTGGATTATCGGCTACAAATACTACTACATACATCAGTTTGAATTTTCCCAACGGACTTTTGTATGCATGCCTAGTAGAAGCTTATGGCTTCCTAAAAGGCCCACAAGACCTCTTGCAATTATATGAACAAAAGTATAAACAGGTGGTTGAAGGATTTGCAATTGAGCAAATGGGAAGAAGAAGACGAGATGAATATCAATCAGGTGTTCCTCGAGTCGGAAAATAAGTTAAGGAGAAAAAACTATGGCAATAACACAAGCAATTTGTAATTCATTTAAGAAACAGCTTTTAGAAGCTGATATGAATTTCAAACAAACTGGTGGTGATAAGTTCAAGTTAGCTCTTTACTCTTCAACAGCAACTCTAAACTCTGCAACTACAGCTTACCCTGGAGATAGCACTGGTGGTCAAGTTGGAAACACTGGTCAATACACTCAAGGTGGTGGACTACTTGTTAACAACGGAACATCAATTTCAGCAGGTGTAGCAAGATGTGATTTTGCAGATAGATCGTTCACTGGAGTGACGCTAACAGCTAGAGGTGCTTTAATTTACAATACATCTTCTGATACAACTAATGCATCAGTTTGTGTTTTAGATTTTGGAGCAGATAAGACAGCAACTTCTGGTACGTTCACTATTCAGTTTCCAGCGCCAACATCAACAGCAGCGATTCTAAGGATCTCTGGTTAATCGTAGGAGGTAAACTCCTATGGCAAATAAAACTTACACGGTTACCGTCGCAAGTGGAAATCTCTATGGCGGTGGTACAGGTAATGTATTTTATTTAGACGGAGCAAGAAATTCGACAGGGCCCGGCACAGTTAGTTGGGTTGCTGATTCTACTTTACGATTTGATCAAAGCGCAGCTTCGAATGATAACCATCCATTAATCTTTTCTACTACCACTAGTAGAGATCAATATTTAACTTCTGGTGTAACTTATTATTTAGATGGAGCTGTTACTTATTCACAATACACAAACACGACTACGTTTAATGCAGCTACAACTCGATATGTAGAAGTAACTCCATCTTCTTTTACAGATTTTTATTATTTATGTTACGTCCATGGTATTGGCATGGGTGGTATCATGGATATGGTTGTCAATTCATGGGGAGCTCATTCTTGGAATCAAGGTGCTTGGAATCAAAACCAAGATTTAACTGTTTTTGTATCAAACCCTAACGATACGTTATGGGGATTAGATACATGGGGAACTTACTTCTGGGGTGGCGGTCAAAACATGGACATGTCACTTAACAATAGTGGCATAACAATTACAAATGATATTAATGTAGGATGGAGTTCTGACGCTTGGGGTATAGAAACTTGGGGCGAGTCAGGAAACTTACACGCAGTCACTGGTATTGCAATGTCAATGTCAGAAGGATTAAGCGGTGCTACAATTAATGGTGATTCAAATGTAACACCTCCAGGCAATTCATTAACTATGTCTGCTCCAGCAACTGTTGAAGCGTTTGCTTCTTTTATTGCAGAGCCTACTGGTATTCCAATGGTTGCGCAATTAAATTTCAACCCTGCGTTTGCTCAACCTTCAGGTTTTGCAATATCAGCTGCTTTAGGAACAGCTGTTGGAGATAATATTACCCTCGCAGAAGTAACATCTGCAATACCAGGATATTGGGGATACAAATCTACTTGGGGCACATTAGCTTGGGGTAATGGTTCAACTGAATTGTTAGCAATGCCTATGGCTGAAGGTCTAGAGGGTGCAGACCCTGCACCGGATGCAGAAGCATTTGGCCAACAAATGTCTATATCTTTATCTGGTCCACAAAAAGTAACGGGAGATGCAAACACTGGAGCTGGTGATACTACCATGGCTTGGGGTGATGCTACATGGGGTAATTCTAGATGGAATAATGGATCATTTATAGCTGACCCTAACTATGGTCAGACAATGACTATTACGTTGGGTAATGAAGTAGTAGATTTAAATACTCCTGTGGATGTTACAGGATTTGCATTAACAGCTGTTTTAAATTCAGTAGCTGATGTGCTTACAGAATGTAATGTATTTCCTCCTGGAAATGCCTTGACAATGGCTCTAGGTACGGGTACAAATACATTGATTTGGAATGCAGTCGATACAGGTTCAGCGCCAACGACACCTCCAGGATGGAAGGAAGTTCCTACAAATGCTGCCTAAAATAAGTGTTTGACACTATTTAAAATAATTTATAATATACAAGAATTGGAGATAAAAAATGGCGAACTCTACATCGGCTAGTTTAAAACTTACAGTCCAAGCAACTGGAGAAAATTCAGGAACTTGGGGTCAGATTACAAATACAAACTTATTAATTTTAGAACAAGCAATTGGTGGATTCCAATCCGTTGCTATTACTACAGGTGCAACTTTAACATTTTCTAACGGTGCACTTTCAAATGGTAAAAACAACGTATTAAAATTAGTTGGAACAATTGGAGGAGCAGTTAACGTAGTTGTTCCTGATTCAATTGAAAAAACTTATATCATCGATAACGCAACAACAGGTGCATACACTGTAACTGTTAAAACTTCTTCAGGAACTGGTGTTACTTGGGCAGCAGCTGACAAAGGAACTAAAGTAGTTTATTCAGATGGAACAAACGTTGTTGACACAAATTTAACAGATTTATCATCAGACTTCTCACCACAACTTTCAGCAGATTTAGATTGTAATGGTCAAGACATCATTATGGATAGTTCAAACTCTATTCAAGATGATTCAAACAATGAATACATTAAGATGGCAAAAACTGGATCAGCAGTTAATGAATTTACAGTTACTAACGCAGCAACTGGTAATGCCCCTAATTTATCTGCAACTGGTGACGATACAAATATAGATTTAAATTTAACACCTAAAGGTTATGGAAGAGCAACTTTTAATGGCCAAGGTAAAATTCAAAGTGTTGCAGAAAAAGTTACAACAGCAGCTACAGCAGCTACAGGGACAATTAACTACGATGTGCTTACACAAGCAGTTTTAAATTTTACTTCAGACGCTGCAGCTAACTGGACATTAAACATCAGAGGAGACGGATCGAACACTCTTGATAATATAATGGATACAGGTGAATCAGTAACTATTGCACACATTGTAAAACAAGGTTCAACACCATATTACAATTCAGCAGTGCAGATTGATGGATCATCAGTAACTCCTGAATATCAAGGAGGATCTGCGCCAACATCTGGTAATGCAAGTTCATTAGATGTTTATTCATATACTATTATAAAAACTGGTTCAGCTACATTTACAGTGTTAGCTTCTCAAACACAGTTTGCATAATAAATTAGGAGGAGAAAGATTATGCCACTATTAGGAAGTTTCGGAGCATCAGCATCAAGAGGATTTGGACTTACAGCTGGATCAAAAAATATAATACCTTTTGGTTATCTAATTATTGCTGGCGGCGGCGGTAGCGGAAATAACTACGGCGGCGGCGGAGGCGGCGGAGGAATGAGAGAATTCTCTATACCTCAAGGTCAAGATGTTGAAACAGGAACTTACACAATTACAGTTGGAGCAGGAGGTTCAGGACCTGCATCCCCATCTCCAATTGGAGACGGAGCAGACGGAAATGATTCATCAGTATTTACAGGTTCATCATTTGAAGTTGCTGCTACAGGCGGTGGCGGAGGTGGAAGTCAAGAAAGTCCACTAGGAAGAACAGGCGGAGCTGGTGGCGGTGGTGGCCCAGGAGGTTATTATCCAATGGCTGGTACTGGCGGAGCAGGGAACGCTGGAAGTTATTCTCCCCCTGAAGGAGCTAATGGTGGTACAACACCATCAACATTAGATCCACCTTCTTATGGAGCTGCCGGTGGCGGTGGCGGAGGAAACTCTGGATCAATAGGAAACGTTGCTAATGGTGGAGGACCAGGAGGACCTGGAACTGCAACTACATTTATTTCACCAAGTTCACAAACATTCTCTGGTGGAGGCGGAGGTGGTTATGGAAATGCACCTGGCGGATCGTCTGGAGGATCAGGCGGTGGAGCACCATCGGGATCTGCAGCTTCAGCAAATACTGGAGGAGGCGGCGGAGGCGGAGGCCCCGTTCAAGGAGTTACAAGACACAACGGTGGTTCTGGAAGAGTTCATTTAAGATGTCCTACTGCTTTAGCACCTCTTGTTACAGTTAGCCCTGAAGGTTCAAAAACAGCCTCTCAAGATGGAAGTTGTATTATAACGTTCTTAGCTACTGGTACTTTAACTATTGAATAAAGTTTTATTTATCTGTATAATGTAGCAATACATTATGAAAGATATTAGAGTAAAACAGACTAATTTAATTTTAGAAAAAAAAGTAGAAAAAGATATATTCTATAATGAAGCTATATTAGAAAATATAGATACAAAATCACTTATTAAAGATATAGAAATTGGAATTAGTTCTAATGATAATATGAACTATAAAACAAATGTCCATGGTAAAATGACATCTTGGACATATTTTAATAATAATGAACATATTAATGAAATTATATCTAAATGTTTAGACCTTTTTAAATTAGATTCTAAAATCCCTAATTCTTATTTAGCGGAATCATGGGGTATAAAAATGTCTAAAAACTCTTTTACAAAAGAACATGATCATGCAGCTTGCACTATGTCAGGTGTGCTTTATTTAAATACTGTAAAAAATTATTTTTTAGATTTTCCAGAATTGAATTATAGAACTGAAATTATAAAAA